AATTCAGGGATATAGTTTTCTATGTTCTCGTCTCGTGCTTCTTTATCACGATAGCCCCAGAGAGCAAAGCGTGTTTTGTTTGTTTTCTTTTCGTACTCCTTTGCACCTATTACCCAGTAGGAATAGTCGTGACCTTTGTATGTGAGTGTTTTAGAGAGAGCCATATTAAACAGGAAGATAGTTTATTGTGAGGAGTTCTTGCTTTATATCATCGTTACTTGTTGCTTCTCCTGTCAGTTTAAAAGTTTGGTTTGATGAAAGAGTCATCGTAGGAGTAGTATAATCCGTAGAAGATGTAAGTAAAGTGTTTGATGAAGAAAATCGTACCCATGCTTTTTGGGTTGCTGCACCAGTACGAATTACACCACCAGTTACACACCAATCACCACTGTTAAAAGCTAGTGCAGTTGTATCGAATAATACAGTCGTACCAAAATAAACACGTATTCTTTTATTGTTAGCGTTTGCTGCGAAAGTTCCAGCAGCGTTAAATTCTATTCTATCTAAATTGACTGTCAGAAGATTTCAAGGGACTGTATAGGCAATAAGATTATCCTCACCTGTTCCTACGTTTCCTACCGCTGTTGTACTGGCTGTAAGAGTACCAGAGACACGAGCAAATGTACTTGAGGCAGTACCTCATCGAATACGAGTACCACCAGTATCTACGCGAGCCTGTTCTACTCATCATGCTACGAATCATGTAACGTCACTTGCTGGGAAATATATACCTGTGTTTGTATCGCTTCGGCAAGAGTGTGAAGGATTTGCGACAGCACCAGTAGAAGTTCTTACCCACCCACCTACTGTAATTTCACCTGTATAGCTACCGCCAGAAGTCTGAATACGAATAATAGTAGAAGAGTCAGATTGAGAAGCATGTCATTTCATTACCAAACCAGCATCAGAAGAACGTGCAGGTTGTATTTGTACTGTTGTTTGTTGGTCGCTTCCGATTGCTTGCCCGAAACCTACTGTGTCCATGTCAGAACGAGTATTGATAAGAGAGGCATCGTTTGCACCTTTTACCTGAAAATGTGTAGAAGAAGAACTGGCATTATTTATGATGTTTGCATTTCCAAACATTGTCATAGCAGTACCGCCTAAAGAAGATGATATTTCAAGTCTTCCAGTAACCATAGATAGATACCCAGTCGATGCAGTCGAAATTAAGTGGGCTTGATAAGTAGGGCTTGCTGTTTTACTTGCCGCTACTCCAAAAGAGAGCTTAGAATAACGTGTACCGCTTCATGTTGTTTCTATGAGTGCTAAGTGTGGCTCTCCAGTGACAGAATTGAGGGACTTATCGAATCGAGCTGTTCAGGGGACAATTGAATCGGGTGTAACAGTTGTGTTACCACTCCATGTCGTGTCTGTTGTATCGTCTGTAAACAAATTTGTAGGACTTGAAAGTGTTTTAGACACTGTATAACCACCACCATTCACTTGGCGTAAAATCTTTATTGTAGTAATACCGCTTGGATAAGTAACCGAACCAGATACGGACTTAGTACCACCGCTAGAAGTTGTAGAAAGAGTTAACGGAGTTTGTCAGTAAATACCAAGTGAAGAATTGTAAGAATACGCTTTATAGTCTCTATTTTGGTTTGTACCAGTGAATCAATACGAAGTAGGCGTGACGGTAGAACCATTCACCCAAGAAGTATATCAATTATCGTAAAATAAACTCCCAGAAAATAGTTGTCAGTATGAAAGTGAAGCATCAAGAACTTTTCCAGTAGCACCACTAAAGCTGTGTTTTAAAATATAATAATTTCCGTCAGTAATTGTCGTAGAATAAAGAGTTCCTTGTGAAGAGTATATATTGACACCACTTGGTGCTGTTGCAGTTCAATAAGGGTAAAAATCAAAAGTAGAAGAGCTACCGCCTCCGTAAGTGTTACCCCACATAGAACCAGAACCATCATCAGAAAAGTTATCGTCTACATAAGAAGAAGTAGTACCTAAATTTTGGTAACTCCAGCTAGACCCCCCATCAGTAGTCCGCCTAAGAATTACCCCATCGTAAGAACCTGTCAGACTCCAACTCATAGCCCATCAAAAGTAGCTACTCATATTGTTGTCGTAGTTTGAATACGATACAGGAGAGCCACTAACGTAATACGTTCCTCAAATGTTTTTATAAGTATCTAGTTCATATTGGTAGTATGTTCCGTTCTCGTAAAAACCTGAGTACATATAATCCTCAGAAAGATAGTCGAACGATACTGGAGCATCAGGAGCAGTACCGCTAGATGATGTGTAGGTAGTACCCCATGCAGTTGTTGGGTCGCTACCAGAAATAGAGCTAATAGTAGTTCCACTTCCAGAGAATACTCATATAGCACTAAATCAGCCACTATTTACGTCTATTTCTACAAAGTATTCTATTGTCTCGCCTGAAATAGAAACTGTACCCCATCAGAGAGATAAATCATAATAGTCTGAGTCATTAGGGTCGATATTAGATATTTCTTCGTAGTTTGTAGATTTGTAGTAAGTAGAACCTACAACAAGACACGGATAAATACGAGCGGTATATACTGTACCATTAGCGTAAAATCACCCACTTCATTGATTTGTAAAAGATATACCGCCTCCTGAACCACCGCTAGGCATTGCAATAGCTGTTATAGAGCCACTAGGTGCAGTTGGTAGAGTTTCACTTACGAGAGATATAGAACCAGTAACTACGTTATCAATAGTAGAGCCTGTCTCACTTACTCAGTGTATGGGTACTTGTGGTGTACTGTTTTGTATTCCGAGTCTGTCGTTGGTATCGTCTATATAAGCGATAGTAGTATCACCTCATAGAGTACCTGAGTTGTTATATTGTATAGCTCAATCTGTACCTCATGGGGTCGAGGTGATTGTTTCTATTTTATCATAAATAGCATTCTTAGTCGGTACTTCCATAGAACCATTCCAGCCAGCTCCGTAGGCTTCATCTGGGACTATTATATCGTTTGTAGTCGTTGCTCATTCGTCAGTGACTTGTTGGAGAGTTGGAGTACCACCACTATCATTAGTCCATTCTGTATCGAAGTCTTTGCTACTTGTTTTTATTAGTTTCTGCCCTGTTGTACCACCTCTAGGCACTCATACGCCATTGCTTCCCTGAGGTCAAGTAAGAACCTGTTTTTCATAAGGTGTTAAGTCACTAAATCTGAATATCTCTCCTTTTTCTCAGTCCTTTCCATCTTTAGGTTTAGGTATTTTAGGTAAAACTATTTCAGCTATTTCTTTAGCTGTTGGGACTACTTGTTTAACTATTGCTTTTATTTCAGTCTTAGTAGGTGTTTTCCCATCTTTTACTTTTGGTATTCTAGGTTCGATAAGTTCGATTAGCTTATCATCTGTTGGTGTTTCTCAGTCTTTAGGAATAGGAATGAGAGGAATAACTTTTTCTACTACCTTTTCTACAAGAATATCATCTTCACTCTTTTCTGGCACTTCTACAATCTCCTCTTCCTCCACTTCTCCAAAATCAACGGATAATATATTTTTTTTATCTAAATTTATTTCATCCATTTAATAAAAGTTATGCTACTACAAATCCTTCAAGAATGTAAAACGAACCAGTATCAAATACACCAGTGCCATCTTCATCTTGTATTTTAATTCTGTCTATTTTTGCAGACGTGTTATTCCAATGAGCAGAGCCAAGCATCTTAACAACACTAGATGTATCGTTTATTTTACCATCAAAGTTTATAGAAGCTGGCATACCAGTTGTAGGCTTTGATACAGTAATTGTATAATGGTTTGTTGAGCTAGTTGCAACAGTTTGCCCTATGTTTAATCTTATTTTAGATTGGCTAGACTCCCTAGAAGCTGTGACAGTACCACTAGTAAAGTACGTACTTTCTGTCGAATAGTTTCCACCTGAGTCATTATTAAATCTTAGCCAAATATCACGAGAAGAACCAGCAACATTTAACCAGCATATAGTTATTCTAAATGTATCGTATGTACTCGAAATAGATGTAACATCCATCAGTGTAGCATTAGCAGAAGCAAGTGTACCGCTACCTATAGTTACCCACCCAGCACCACCACCGCTAGGAGCTTGCCAAGTTGCAGCACTCGTAGAAGTAGCAGTAGGTACATATCACACCGCAGGAGTACCAGATATTGTAATACCTCCTATTTTAACTGAGTCTGTCGCATTTGCTACAGCACTTGTTATTTGTCATCCTGAAATACTTTTGTTCGTAAAGGTGTCTGTTGAGTTTTTAGATACAAGAGTATCGCTAGCACCTGTTGGAAGTGTAAGAGTACCACCAGAGACAGTTATTGCTGCAATGCTAGGAGTAATAAGAGCTGGAGAACCAGTCCTTACGAGTCCACCTGTACCTGTCGAACTAGCACCACCGAGAGTGTCTACCATTGCTCAGACTGTTGTGTCATCGAGGACAGTTGCAGCCGCAGCAGTGATGGTCATGTTAGCATCTGGTATCGTTATCGTTTTTTCAGTAGTAGTAGGTCAAGAGAATTTAGTAAACCCATTACCAGTACCACCATAAGTAGAGGCGATTACTTGAGTAAGAGCAGCAGAACCATCGAAATTATTACCATAGATAGCTCTTGGAGTCGTAAGTGTAGCAGCACTACCTGTTGTACTCTGATTGAGGGTAGGAAAGTCACCAGCTACTGCGATACTGGGGACTCATGTAGTGGTTGTATTCTTTAATATACCAGTAGCAAGACCAGCAAGAGAAGTACCATTGATTTTAGTGACTGTAGTAGAGTTGGTGTTATTAGCAGAACCATCGAACGAGCTACCAGCACTTGTTACATCGCCTGTGAGAGTTCCTATTGTTCTAGCAGTTGTCAATTTAGGAGCTGAGACGATTGTTATAACAGGGGTAGTAGTAGTGGTTGCGACTGTAGCATCTGAGTTAGCAGAAGTAACACTAGTGACAGTGCCGCTACCAGCACTTCCGTTACTTGCTGCTGTCACGAGTCCTTTAGCATTGACTGTTATGTTAGCGTTTGTAAAAGAGCCTACATTAGAGTTTACTGTAGCAAGAGTGAGGGCTGTAGCACCTGTAGCATCTCCTGTATGAGTAGCGTTGGTAACTTTAGCGTTGTTTGTGGCTGTGTCACTTTCTATTGTATCTAAATTGACTGCCTGAGTTACTGTGATGTTATCGAGCTTCGTTTCATCTGCTGTCGTGAATGAGGCAGTTGTGTTGGTAAGTACAGAAGCGAGAGGCTGGTATCATGCTGCGACTGCTGAGGTGGTTGCATAACTAGATAAATCTTGGTCTCATGTATTTGTTCCGCTCAATGTCCCTGTTGCTCAGTCTGCTATTGTTATTCCACTATTCTGTATGATTTTACCTGTTGTGAGGTCATACCTTGCTATAGCGTTGTCAGTAGAGCTTGCAGGTCAATGGACATCACCTGTACCATCTCAGACAGCTACAAGAGGGCTTCAAGGAGTACCAGCACCAGTGACAGTAACTCAGTCTACAGATATTCTCATTATTGGGTTAGCTGGGTCAGTATTGTCTACGTTTAGACCAGTTACGCTTGCTACAGAACCACCACCTGTATCATCAGTCCACTCAGTGTCAAAATCTCTGCTACTACCTTTAACGAGTTTTTGTCATGTCGTTCCTCATCGCGGTACGCCTACTCAATTACTTCCTTGTGGTCATGTTAATACTTGCTTCTCGTATGGCGTAAGGTCTGCAAATCTGAATACATCACCTTTGTCTCATTTATCACCTTTTATTTTAGGTACTTTTTGAACAATCTTTTCAATAAGCTTATCTTCTGGTAAAACCTCCTTTATAATTTCTTTAATCTCTGTTTTGGTAGGACTTTTTCAGTCTTTAGGTTGTTTTAGTTTAGGTATTCTAGGTTCAATAAGAGCAATTAATCTCTCATCACTAGGAGTTTCACCATCTTTACCATTTTCACCATTTAATCATCGTATCTCACGAGTTCAAGATGTATGATTAATGAGTTCTATTTCTATTTTTTTTCGCATTATTTAATAGTTAGAGGAGTTTCTTTGATAGTAAATTTCTTTTCTCAGTCTATAGATTTTATGTAGAGTATATAGTCTCATCGAGTATCCAGTCAGTTTAGTTCAAATTCTCACTTGTCTCATTCAACTTCTACAAAAGCAATATCGAGAGCATCTTCATCATCTTCTCATTCTTTTTTTACAACAGCAACAAAAGTATTGTTAGTTACATCTGTAGACTCTCATTTAGTTTTGAAATTTATTTCAGCTTCGTATGTATCTCATTTTTGTACTGTTATTTTTTCCATAATTAAACCTTAGAAATGATGTAATTCTGCATTGTTGTTGTTAAGTCAGCAGAAGCGTTCTGCCACTGAGCTGTAACTAAGAAAGTCTGAGCAGAAGTACTATCAATAGAAGATGTACCACTCAATACAGTAAATACTGGTACTGGGTCAGTTGTACCGAATGAAGTAAATATAGCGTTAGCCTCCTGTGAAGAAGAACCAGCACCTATAATAACTCATTCTAAAATTGCACTCATTGTCTGCGATGGAGTACCAGATGGGTCAATTCTCACAGTCATTAACTGAGTACCACCGAATTTAACAAAATAATCCAAGTAGCTTCCATTAGTTGTCCATTGTGCAGTTAATTTAATTCTAAATCTAATAGCCCTACCAGTTGTAAGAGCGTTAGCAGCTATAGACTGAGTTACTAAAGTAGTCTCTGTTGTTGTATTGGTTACAGTTACGTCACTTGTAGAAATAGCAATCTTTTCAGATAATTGAAGAGGTGTAATAAATTTATTAGTAGCTGTTCCGTCTATTGCTTCTTGTGCTGTAGCCCTGTAAACATTAGCTTTTTGTTTTCTATTCGCTGTAGCGCTATTGTCGTAAGCAAGTAGAAAATCAGCATCCATATCTCAAGCTGTATCTTCTGTAAGACTTACTATATCAGTTGTAGGTACTTCCCAACTAGGTGCAGCAGTAGCACCATTAGAAGTCATTACACGTGTAGCAGCTCATAAAGTAAGTTCAGTTTCGTTACCGCTTGCATCGTTATAGATTGTTTTCCATGCTCAGTTACCTGTACGAAGTTGTCCAGCTCTTGTTAGTTTCAAACCAATAGCTGTGTCTTGTGTACTATTCAGCGTGTTTATTTTATCACTTGAATACGTGGTAGTTGTAGAAGCAGAAGCATCAACGATAAGACCATCGCCTATATCAGCAGTGATAGAGCCTACTGTAATCTTTTTCATTTCGTTACCATCTTCACTATCAGCTATTAGAAGTATATCTGCATCTACTGGGTTAGATTTTGTTGTAAAATCAGTAGGGAAAGTTTTTGTTATTACGACCATATTGTGGAAATTGGGTTAGTATCAGTCACACCATTTACATAGTTTCAATCTATATCTACGAGAACAGCACCATTTACATCTACAATTCAGAATGTATATCTATCACGAGTCCAGTTGGTTTGCGGTAATGTGAGAGTCATATATAAATTATAGGTTATTTTTTCTTTGTGCTAGTTTTTTACTTAGGATTAATAACTGAAACTATAATTCATAAGATAATTATAGCTATCCATATGCTAGGGAAGAGTAGGAGTATCACCATTGAAGATTTTGTTAATAATATAATTAGGGTCGTTCTTTGTTTTTATTACTTGTCCTAGCTTATTCTTAGTTAATCATTTTGCAATGTCAGCTATTCCACCTTTTACATCAAGACCAGCCATTTTCATTATACCAGACATAAAGTCGCTTCCTCACTCAATCTTAGAGTAAGATGATATAAGTCATTCTGGGTTAGCTCTATTGTAGACTATTTCTCTCGATATTCCATCTCTGTATACGTTTCTCAACGCTCAGTAAGATTTTTTAAGTTCTTTGAACTCTCAAGGTATCTTAGATATAGCATCATCAAGTTTATCACGTAAATCTCATACTATAATTTGAAAACCACGTTTAGTAGTTTCGGAAGCTGTTGCTGGATTTCTAAGTGTATCGTTTATAATCTGGTTCATCATTTCTGCATCTTCTACTTTCAAAAATCATTGTTTAATTCTCATTCTTGCAGCCATGCTTTTTAATTCTTTTGCTCAAGCTGGGTCGAGTCTTTGAATTGCTGGTGAGTTGGCTAAATTCTTTAATTTATTCGCTGTATCTGTGAGATTAACGTAGAGTTTCTGTTTTGTCTTAGCCTCTATTTCACTACCTAGCTTCTGTAAATTAGTTTTTAGTGCTGTGTTGTATTCTGCAATACTCTTAGGCTTTAATCATGCTTTTCTAATCATGCTATTAGCTAATTCTATTTCTTTAGTGATTTGCTCTTGAGAACGTGTAACAGCACCATTTTTAACTATCTGTTTAGGTTTAATAGCAGACATAATACCGCTTGTTTCGTCTATTTTGTTAGTATATGGAGCTATAATATCTTTAGCCATTTTCTTAGCAGTGCTTAATCATTCTTTTATAGCTCATTCCGTATATGCACCAACTTTAGACTGGTTTATAGTTGGATTAGTAGGTATCTTAGACATATATTTGCCAAAAGCACCAGCAGCTTGTGATACTCAAGGTATAGCACCTCAAATAACTGCTCAAGCAACTGTACCAACTCATGGAGCATTCCCACTAGCCAAATCGTAAGCAAGTCACTCCTTTGCTCATTTAATTGCTCATACTGCTGTTTTCCCTGCTAAAGAAGTTGGTACTTTCAATCCTAGTTGCGTGAGTAGTTTAGATTTACCTGCTAAATTACCCATTCCACCAGATAACACACTAGCTCAAGCAGTATTCATAATAAACTTACCAGCTCAGTATGCTGTAGAGTCTGTTTGTATACCTTGTTTAGTCATGTCCTGTTTTGTGCTTTCTAAGAGCCTTTGAGTTTTGTTATAAAAAGAGTTTTTGTCTGCACTTTGGTCTCATGGAGCAAGCCTAGAGAGTTGTCATGGTAAACCTACTGCAAGCTCTCAGCCAGCCTGTATAGCACCGCCACCAATATTTTGTAGTGTTTGTATACCTTGTCCTATAATTCAAGGCTTCATTGCCTTTTCTTTTGCACGTCTTTTCTCTAATAACTCGGTCATGCTTTCCTTGTTAGCTCAAGCAGCTTTGAGTCTGTCTAAATATGCTTTTTCATCTTGTGTTAATGCCATATTATTTAATTAGTATATTCTTCAACATCGCTAGCAGTCGTACCTATATTCGTATTATAGATACGTTTTACATCGTTCAAGCCTGATAAAGTATCTCAAAAACTTCCGTAAATGGTAGTCAATGAGTCGTATTCACCTTGTAACTTAGATTTAATCATCTCATCGACTTGTTTAACTTGTCCAGCTATTGCATCTCTTTCAAATGGATTTAGATATTTATTATCTGTCATTCATCGAGCTGTTTTAGGTATCATTCGTTGTACTGCTTCTTCATCGAGCTTCTGTAATACTCAGAGATTGAAGAATGTCTGAGCTTGTCTCATAACTCTTTCATAAGCACTCTGCATTTCGCTTCTAGCTTGTCCAGGCATAGCTTCAATACCATATTTATCAATTAATGCTTTGTATGCTTGCCATTCTCTATTAAGAGACTCAGAAGCCTTTAATGCTTTATAGCTATCGTTGTTTATTACTTTCTGATTTTCAGCAGATACTTCTTTCTTGTCGTAAAGTATTCATTCAGCAGTACGTACATTTCCGTTAGCATATTTTTTAGCTATTGGTTGTTGTGTCTCCTGTGCTTGTTGTTGTGCCTGTTTAACACTATCGGGAGTGTAGTAATTTTTAATAGTTCATTTTGGTATAGCCTCAGTAGTGACAGTACCAGGTACATAGTTACTTGATTTTATGTATTCAAAGTTTTCATCTTCTCCAACTTTAATTCCTGTGTGTCCATAGCTTCCTGAACCATTTGGCTTCCACGCTACGATACTACCAATTCCTCCTGTCGGTTCGTTGCATACTGCTTGCTTAGAAGAGTAAGAGCTTCACATTTTAGTACCAGCTATATCGTTTACATATTCAGCACACTCTTTTCATCTAATACTTGCGTTCTGTGGTGATACTTCACCTAGTCTAGTTGGTATAACTGTACCATCAGGGACTGAGAGTAATTCTTGTCCAGCAGGTGAATAGCCAGACAAAACAGCTTCAATATCTACATTGTTACTAGCTTCTGGTCAGAATGTTTTTTGTGGGTCTATTGTCTGACCTGTAAATGGATTTGTATAAACATCTCTGGTGCTTCCATCTTCATTAGTTACTGTAGATTTAACAAAGTCTTTAATATCTGGCTTATTCGCCTCTTGTGCTTTCAATTGGTTTTGGTAATTAACTGCCCCAGCAAAATTTGCTCTCATCTCCTCTGGTGTCATTCCTGTTGGGTCTACCCCCAGTTGGAGAAGCCCATTTTTCATATTGTATTCATCTTGTACACGTAAATCATCGAGCTTGTTTTTGCGTTCTTCTGCACGTAATACGTTTCAGTCTGCGAGTTCTCTTTGATAGCGATATTCTTCGAGAGCGATTTCTTTTTTAATTCTGTCATCTTCTCTCATTATATCTTCTTGCCGTATCTCATCCGCGTTGATAGTATCGTAGAGCTTGAATGCTAAATTACGATTATCAGTACGCTCTTGCATTTGAAGTCCAAATACTTCTTTGTTATTGTCGAAAATCCTAGTTGCTTCCGCTTGTGCGTTGGTTACTTGGTCTTGGATATATTGTGCTTGGTCTATAAGAGGTTTAGCATCACGAGCGATTGAACTAGATATAAGACTTTCAGGAGTTCAAGCACTGTATTTCTTACGGACATCTTCACCAAGTTTCCTAAGATTGTTATTTACATCAGCTAGTTGAGTATTCAAGGCATTAACCTTATTCGTTGCCTGGATATATTCAGGATTGTTTGTAACAGCGTTTTTATAGCCTGTTGCTATATCTTCATCCATACCACCTGTTATATTCGCTACAAGTGACTCTAGCGTTGTGTTTTTTCTTACAGGTGGTTCTTCACCAACTATTACGCTTCCGAGTGTCTGGACGGCATTTTTTCTGTCATCAGCTTGTTTAATAGCTTGATATTCTGCAAAGGCGTTAGGGTTTACTGTTTGTAAGTCTGCAAAGTCTTGGCTTCATGGAAGAAGAGAACCACTTTTAACTCCATCGAAAATACTCTTTCAGTTAGCGTAGAGAGTTTTATTGGTTTCTAACTTTTTCTGTCTATCAAATTCGCTACTTTTAATAAGTGTAGGCATCCCAGTTTTAGCATCCATTTGATTGCTGTACTGAAATCACTCAGGAGGTTTTTGAGTATTTGGTGGCGTAGTTACTAAAGGTGCTTCTGTTTTAATTGGCTCAGGTGCTTTTATTGGTTCATTATTAGCTTCTAAAGGCATTAGTGTTGGTGCTTTTACTCAGTCTGTTTTAGCCTGATTAGGTATTTCTTGACTAGGAACTTGTGGCATTGGAGCAATATTCGCTCAAGTTGTAGTATTTTGTATTCCTACGCCACCTTGTTGTACTTGTCCTAAAGTTTTATTTACTTCCTCTTGCCCGAATTGAGCAACAGCCTTATCAAGATTTTCCTTGTTTGTTACGAGGCTCTGTCATGCAGCTTTTTTGTCTGCTATTCTTTGCTGTATATTTTTGTAAGTGTCTATTGCAGAAGGCATATTTTTATTTTATTGAAAACAAGTGAAATAGATAGTTTTTGTGCCTCAAGAGAATGCAGAGATATTTATGTTAAATCCATCATAATATCTTTTATTAACATCTCAAGTAATTGTGGAGAGAGAAACGAGGCTAGAGCTTGCAGTGGTTCAGAAAACTCAAGCGTTATCGTAATTTCGTATAGAAAAGGCAGTTGTGAAATCACTACTTCCGTTACAAGACTCTGTTAGTTCCCTACTTTGAGCTTCTAAGATACGAGGAGGAAAACCGCACTTAACATGATAATCTCCTGTACCATTTACCTCTTGTGTGATAACTTTTCCTCTAAGATAAATCCCTTTAGATACTAACTCTTCATTAATTCATGGTAGAGGTGTGAAGTTTACCTGTGGGATTGTTATAGGTTTAATGGTGGTATCGTTTTTCATTATATTTGTCTAGGTGTAAATCTAACATCAATGTTCCTTACAATACATCCTGTCGTTTTAACCATCAAGGCGAGTTCGTGAAAGTCTCTCTTAAAAGTCATTGTTTTATTATAAAGCTCTGTTTGGTCTAGTGTATCTATTTGTTCAAAAGCACCTCAATCAATAGAAGCCCATAAAGTACCGCCTGTACCACTTTTACCTACTCTAATTTCATCTATAGCTTTTAACATAGAATAATCACCAAAATCGTTAGCTTTCATCACGTAAACTCATTCGTTCGCTGTAGCTAAAGGGTCATTAGACTTTACTTGTCCTATCCTATATTCACCACCTGAAAGGTAGGAAACGTAGGTAATATCGTTCTGTTGGAAAATAGCGTAAAATGCTGTAATGAGTTGGTAGTTTATAGGGTCTACTGCATCAAGAGCTGCATAAATAGGTCAATAACAGAATGCAGACGGAAGTCACTCCATTTTCTTGCCATAAATAAGAAATTTAGCTTCTAATCTATCGAGAGTAAATACACGACTATTACCAGTTGCTAGGGCTGTTGCTTCTTTAGATGTTTTGAATGTAAATTTAGAACCTGTAAGCCCTGTAACTTGGTCGGTTAGGTCTGATTGCTGGTATTCTGCCAATTTACGCCATTCAAGACCACTCAGGATATACATTTCGTCAGAGTCTGTAGTAACATAGTCTACATTTCCATCGCTTTTAGCAGCATTTACAACAAAAGGGAGTAATTGGCTGTAAGTAATCGTTTTACTTCCAATATCCATGATAGAAAGGACATTTTCAGTGTAAATTCTCAGAGTAGAACCCTGTATAGTCAAAGCTCTCACATCTTGTGAAAAGTCTGTAGAAAATAAGGTAGCAAGAGTACCTGTAGAGTCTGTGTATCCTACATTATTCGTTTTAGTTTCTGTTTGTGGAAAATACATTTCTCCACCATGATATATAACAGGATGACGATAATATCTATTCGCTCATCAATCAGCTACAAAAGTTGTCTTAGAAGAAAGGACTCATGCAGAATAAGTATATCTGTAAACAATTCTACGAGTGAATACATAGAAGTAACCGAGGAAAAGACAGCCATCTATAATTGGTATACCAGCTCAAGTGTCTGCAATAGTTCCACCACCTGTATCTTTTATTTTTCCATCACTAGTACCAAACCAAACTGTACCAGCAACAGGAGAGAATATAGAAGTGATAGGTTGAGTCTCTGTAACACTAGGAAAGTCCTCAATACCAGCCATTAAACGAATTTCAGAAGGTACACGTGTAATATCTATACCATGAGAATAAATACATTGTCCTACAGCCAGCAGGTTATCATCTTGCCCCATTCCTCATTGAAATTGGTTTTGATAGTTCATTAGTACATGATTCAAGTTAAAATAGGTGTAGCTTGTTCCATTGGTGATAAAGTCCTATCTCTGAGGTTATCGATAACTCATTGTATTGCTTCATTAGCTTCTCTGACAGCATCAAGAGCAATAGAAGTACCACCGAGAGAACGATGATTGTTTATATAAGTAACAGCTTTCTGAGCTATAGCTTTGTGGTGATTGCGAGGTATCTTTACAGTAGTTTCAGCACCTCAAGCTAATAGGTCAATAAGTGATACAGAAGCATGTACTCTTAATCCTCAAGTAATTACTGTATCTCAATCAGTTAATGCTGTGTTGCCATTGTTGTCAGGAGCAGGATAAATAAAAACTGAGCTATCCTTATAAATATAGAATGGGCTTCACTGTGATTGATTACGTGAGAGGTATTCAGGAGTGTTTGAAAGAGAACCAGAGCCAAAAGGGTAAACAACACGATAATCAGTATCAGAGGTACGAAATTTAATCCCTACGCTAATTATCTTGAGAATACCAGGAGCTGTAGAGGTAGGGTCAATAGATGAGAAATTATACTCACTCTGATTGAGTTTTGTGTCTGTTGTAAAGTAGTCGTAAAAATAATCTTCGTCTATTTCGTTTCGTATTACTTCTTCAATGTCGTGATAAGCGAGATTAAGACATTTGAGAGCAACTACATCAGAAACTTGTGAAGAAGTAACTCATGCAAAGAATTGAGAGAGTGAGACTAGTTCATTTACAGTAGACATAGTATTTTTATTAAAATTCCCCCCAGAGTAATATTAACTCTCTGAGGGGTTTTGTATTAAGCAGCGAGAACGTCACCACGTTTAATAACGCGAGCGTAAGCAGTAGTAGTTGCAAGGTCAACAGCAGAACCAGTATTGTTAGCCAATACAAGAGTTACTGTGTTAGCTGCTGTTACTGCACCTGTAAGAACAAGGTCAGCAACATCAACACCGAGTGAAGATAGAACAAAGTCACCAAGTGCAGCACCTGTGACTGTGACTTCTTTTGCTTCTTCATCGCCATCAGCGATAGAGCCAGCATCCCAAGTAACAGAACCATCAAGAGCAATCATAGTACCAAATAGGTCACGAGCATCCTGTGATACTGTCTTGTCTGAAATATCAATTGTAGACATAAGAAAAAAGATTAAATATAAGTACCTCCCCATTTCTGAGGAGGTTTAGCGATTAGCTGTTAGAACCGAGTGTAGAGTAAGACTCAAAACGTACGAGTGCATTTTCACGAAGAATTGTAGCACCAACACGGAATTTTACACCAGCAGAAGCTCTCTGTTTGAGAGGGTCAGCACTACCAGATGAACCGAGAGGGTTAAATACTGATTGTGGCTCACCTTCACGAACTACACCATACGCATCCTTACCGAAGAAGTAAGTTGGGTATACATCAATAGTACCAGTAGAACCAGAACCATTAGAAGCATTAGCGAAGTATTGAAGATTTGGAGAGACAACAACACGAACACCAGACAAAGCACCAATTTCACCCTTGAAGATTTTCTCAGGAGTAACGTACTTGTTAGCATCGAGCCATGCACCTGTACCAGTTTCAATACGGAGGTCATGGAGAACATGAGGATGAATAACGCCCATGAACATTCCTGCATCGTAAGGCTTAGCGTTGTTCGCAAGGAGTGTAGCTTGTGCCTTAGAGATGTTAGAAGCAGACATTGTGTCATTTGAACTAATAGTAGTTCGAGAAGTAGCATCACCAGAGTAGTAAACGTTAGTACCAGCATCAATGACATCTTGAACGAGAATATCTGCAACAGCAGCTACATTCATAGCAATATCAGAGAGAGCATTAGCGATAATTTCTACAGGAGAGTCCTGGAGTACAACGTCTGACATGATGATGTATTCACCAATTTGAGTGAGAGAGACTTCTTGCTGTTCCATAGACCAGCTACCTTCAGAAGGTGTAGTACCTTCGACAAGAGTAAGACCAGCGACTGTACCAACTGACTTAGTAGCGAGAGAGAATACGTACTTGTTTTGTCCTTTAGGGAGTACCTTTTGAGTACCAGCACCGAGGATATAAGTATTTGGGAGGAGTGCGTCAATAACAACTTTATCGAAGTAACGAGAAAGGGCTGTTGAGTCACCACCTGCGTAGAGATTTGAGGTTATTTTAACCATATAAGATAAGATGAGAGATAAATTTTACCTCTACCTTATCGAGTGGCTACATCTGTATATTAGCGTATGCCTTTTCAGCTTCTTTTCTGAGGGAGTCCATATCATTAAGATTAACATTACCTCATACATGTTCTGAAAAAGATTTTTCCCCACTTGCTGGAGCTGTTTTACCCTGAGTAGCTTGTGCATAACTTCAAGAGTCTGCGAGCTGTGCAAGTTTAGCTGGGTCTTTGTCTGCTAATACATACTTGTATGCCTGTTCGAGTCAGATAGTAGGATTTTTAGCTCGAAAATCATTTATGTCCGTTTCGTAGTCCTCAGCTTCAGGATTTTTACGTAAGAACTTATTAAATTCGAGTTCCGCTTCGAGCTTAGGTACTTTTTCAAGTGCTTCACGCTTTCTGCGATTTTCCTCTGCTCTGTCGTTAGCAAATTTACGAGCTTTAGCTTCTTGAGCTGTTTCTGTAAATTCACTTTCAACTGGTGCAGTGGTTTCCAGCTCTGTTTCGGTAGAGTCATCCGTTGTCTCGTTTGTTATGTTGTCGAGTTCAACTGTATTGTCTTGTTCAGACATAGTATCAAAATTAAGAATTATTATGCAGTCTTATCTGCTATATATAAGTTTACAGGTTTTTTGTATCGTGCAAGTGTTATTTTTGTGGCTTGTAAATCTCCATTAGTTTGTGAGGTTTCTCTATCATAGTTTTCATACAGTTTCTACGAGCTATAAGTATAGAACGGAGAGAGTAAATAGGTGTGTCGTCTACATCTATATCAAATATGAGCTTTTCAGTTTCTCTAATGTAGCTTTCAAAATCTTCAATAAGATAAGTCCACCCTGGCATTCATGTTAGGGCTTCAATTTCTTGTGAGCGTATTTGTTCTTCTGAAAGTTCCATTATACGATAAGGTCTTTAATAGTTGTATCTATTTCAATGTCTCCATCTTTCTGTGCGAGTACATCTTGTAAGAACTTAATCTGTGACATGTAATACTCTGAATTGTTTATTCGTGTCTCTTGGTTCTTTTTTAATTTTGATACGTTATTTATGATAGTCTCCTGTGCTTCTGGTGTTTCTGCCTTGCTATAGCTCTCTTGGTTATTGTTGATAAGAAAGTCTGTAGAAACAGAGTGCATTGCAGTTACTTCTTCTAAGAATTTAACTTGTAATCCTACGAGTTGGTTAGCAATAACTTCATCTGAGAAAAGAGAGCGAGGAACGAGCATAAAAAAGGATTAAATAGTAAGTGCTTGTGTTTGGTTCTGTGGCTGGTTTGATTGTTGTAACATGTTGTTAGTAACTTGTGCTTGAGTTTGAGAAGCTGTAGTGCTTGTTTGAGCTGTACTAGCTTGTTGTGTCGTCATTATAATCATTAGCTTGCACATTTCAATATAGGCGAACTTATTTTTACTATCTTCTGCACTCTGAGCGATTATTAACATTGTATAAGGGTCGATACTTTGGTCTGGGTAAACTAGGTTACCATGATTGATTGCTTTGACATCTTCCCATGCGTAGAGTTCTTGTGCAGATGCTGGTACTTTCTCATAGGCTTCTTCTTTTGTAACCTTGAGTACGATTTGGTAATACTTACGCTTGAAGAGAGCTTTAGATATTGCAGGTATTTCTGTGTCTTGCATGTAGAAATTGTATGAAGCCATCCAAGCATCACGAATATCGTTATTGATACGCTTAATATTCTCTTCTGAGTCAAGAACTACATCAGGGTCTTGTATTGTTATATCCTTTCGATTAAATACTGATACTTTCGGAGTAAGACCAGAAGTAATACGAACTACCTTTTCAGATGTATCACTCATATATTCTTGGTAGCAACGATACCATAAACGCCAGAAGTCTTTATCTGCTACGAGTTGTATTTGAAAACCTAAGAGGAAGCGAGCATTGGCATTTCTCTGGCTTGCTTGTATTTCACTTGCTGTACGTTTAGTGTCCTCAGTCACTCACGCTTGTACGTTTGATATACCTGTTGCAAGTTGTGTATCGCTTCTTAGTTTTTGTTCAAAGTTGTACCAATCGCTAGAGCCTTGTGATTTAGGAATAGTTGCAGTCATGTTTTGTACGTTCTCACTATCGACTGAGATAAATCGTCTACGAGTAAGGCTAGGAGCTTTTAATAGGTCTGTTCGGTTCTTTACTTGGTTGGATACGAGAACTGTATCACCTAAAGCAAGGTCTTTCTCTTGGATTAGTTTTAAGTTCTTCAATATTGTCATTGCTGTTTGTTCATCTTCTACGAGGTCTGCAAGAGATATTCCGAAAGGGTCATTAGGTATAGGAGAGAAGTAACGGAGAATAACAGGAAAGTCTATTTCTGTTGGGTCATCTTTTTCAATCTTAGTAATAGCTTTGATAGGTTCAAAACGTATGATAATTTGATTGCATATAGTCACACAATATGGTACTCAGTTTATGCGAGTATAACCATCCTTTATATTAACTAATTCGTTTCCATCAGACTCAGGTATCCCAGTCTGGATATTACGAGGCACACAAGAAGCAATATCATTCTGAATTGTTATAGTGCTTCAAGCCCCAGCTTCTTCGACTATATCGAGATTAAAATAACCATCTTCCTCTTTGAGTGAGTAAACAGGTGCATCTATATCGAAATACATGTAAGAGAAATTGCGACTTCTTAGCCATCCTCTTTTATCAGGAATCCAAGCTAAAGGGTCTCGAACTTCCCAAACAGGTCTATTATGCTTCCATCCTTTCTTTTGTAGGATTGATACACCAAACATTCCTTCGTTCCATCTTCGTTTAATCTCGTGTTCTGGCATATCCATTTCTTCCCAATCAAATTTAGAAAGGTGATTGAGATTTTCTGCTATGTTTTCATCCATCCAATCTCTTCCGAGCCAAGCAACACTCTTTTGGTCGCTAGTTGTTGCAGCCATCCAAGATTGCATACTCGAATAAAGTGAATTATCACTAATCCTTTCTGGTTCTTTATCTTGATTAACGTATAGTTTTAATTGGTCACGTTTCTTCTGTCTCTTTAACTCTGTGTAGTTGTAAGAGTCCTGTAATTCTTTCATTACTTTTGAGAGAATTCTATCATAAGACCATCATTTTGGTGCTTTGATATTTTTGTTGAGTATATAGTCCATATTCTAATTATAAGGTGTTTTTCTCTTGTGCAAGATTATATAAATGAGTCACTTTCTCAAGACCATTCAGACTCAATAGATGTAGTACTAAACATCTGAATACATCACGAAAGGGCATCAATCATATCATCATGCTTACCATTCGGGAATTTAAGAAGTTCAGCTTCTAAGTCTGCCATGAAAATAGAGTGCAGAATAGAATGAGAAGCATAACGAGGTTGCAAGAGCGTTCTTATCTTTGCATTCTTCTCTGTGTTTGGTCGTATCTCTTCAAGAGTAAAAAAGTGGCTTCTTATTCTCATTTGCTTTTGCATTTCTAAAATTAACATCTTTTGATAAGCGATACTTTCTACTCCTACTTTTCCTCCCCATTTACGTTGAGTCTTGAAAGTTCTATCAATAATCTCGTCTGGTAAGTATTTTCATGCTTGTACCTCAAGTACATAGATAAAGTTACTTCTCGCATCAATTCAGGCTGTTATTATAGCTGTGTTGTCTGCTTCTTGGTTCTGTGAGATTGCTGGGTCTACGAAAGTAACAATACTTAGGTGCTTTTTCACTTGTTCTAGTTCGTGTTGGTCGTAGTGAATGAAGTAAGACTGTACGAAATCTCAGTTCTCTGTATTGATTGGGTTCTGTTGATATTGAGACTCAAAGAATAAAGGGCTTTGCTTCTTTATGTCCTCAAAGTAACTACGAGAGAAACGAGAAGCCCAGAAAGACTCTCATTGTTCATTGAGTGCAGGGATTTTTAGCTCTGTCCACTTGTCTCATTCTCTTTCTAGTATCTCACCTACTAAATCATCTTCTCTCCATCTCTGCATAATAATAATCTGTTTGGCTCTGTCGTCTTGCTTACGAGTAAGGAATGTAGACCAATACCAATTAGAGACAGTTCGTCTCACTGTGTCAGACTCAGCATCTTGTCTTGTTGCGTAAGGGTCATCACAGATTAGAATATTACCACCTTTACCTGTAATACCACCTCAAACTCAGTAAATAGCAAACTCTCAGCCTCATTCTATGTTCCAATTCTTAACGGCTCCACTATCTCAACTCACTCTAGTATTGTAAAGGCTTTGATATTCTCTTGTTTGTATTCTATTTCGTATGTTACGTGAGAAGCCCTCTAACAAATTTAGGGAATGACCTGTATAGAGAATATCAGTTCTAGGGTAATCTCAGTACAGTTTAGATATAAACTCTTGCATTAAGCGAGACTTTCAAGCACGAGGTGGCATTTCTATTATCAGGTTTTGTATATCCCCTTTTAAGAGTCTACTCAAATGGTCTGCAATCAATTCATGGTGTGGACTAATTTCAAAAAACTTATCGCAGTACACAGAGTACGACAATAAGTCTTTACGAGCTTGTTCTTTGAAGAATGCTAATTCGTTGTCCATCGTTGTGCAATGAGTTTCTTTTGTTCAGGTGATAAATCTTCTGTAACATCAGCGTTAGTATTTCGGTTATCTGTTTCGACTTTATCAGTGTATCAATGCTTAGTGAGAAGCACTTTAGCAATGGTTGGGTTGTATGCTCAAGAGAGTCCATTATTGATTAATCATTCAGCCTGTTTTTGCAATACTGTTGCAATAACGTCGGAAAACTCTGGGTATTTTCCCTTCCAATCATAAACAGTATCCTTATGAATATCAAGATAGTTAGCCAATCATTCTATTGTCGGTAACTTAACTTTCAGTGTCTTTTCGTCTACCTGAATATCTATACATTGAGCAAGATATTTTTTAGCTTTCTCTGTGTATGTTTCATTAAATTCTGTTGGTCTTCCTCAAGCCATAATTATTGTTTAGCAATTAATCTTACATTCAGTAATCCTACTTCTCAATCTAAACATTCATATGGTTGTATGTAATAAAATGGAGTAGCTATACAATCCTTAAATATCATTCTTATTGTGTATAGT